GGCTATTAAAAAGAATACAGCAGCCTTAAATAAAGCCTTGCAAGCGAAAGGTGTCAATAAAGAATTGGCTGCTGAATTATCTAGCCAAGATTGGGCCAAGAGACACGCGGCGCAATGGGAAGTAGCCTCCAAACAATTAATGGAAGATTTGACGGATGCTGGGATATCTGAACAGGAAGCAAATCTGACCGTTCGTTTTATTGAAGGTTTGTTGTATAACACTACTTATGTAAATCCGACAATCAGCGTCTCCGACATATTGGATGCGATGAACTTGCAAATTGTTAATACCCAAGTATTGCATTTAAGAGGCAGAGATGCGGATATCCCGGATGCCTTCAATCCGGCTGTAAACAGTATCCAAAAGCGTGAAAGCGGCACTGCTATGGAGAGACGTCAGGAAGCCGAAGAAATAGTTGGCTTAATGAAAGACTCCAAAAAGAATGATGCGCAGATTAGGCAGAAATTATGCGGCGCATCTGACGCTGGTCCGAAAGCAGTTAGACTGCAACAGAACTTTGCTTATTTACAAGACTCTGAACAAAAGGTATTAAGTAATTCCGAGTTCGCTGTAAAGCAAGATTATAGCCTTGATGATTATATGGCTATGGCTGTTATGCGTGAACGTGGCGCAAGCCAAAGCGAAATCAACGAGGCTTACGGCATCGGTGTTGCAGAAGGTGTTACATTGTCTCCTGAACAGATTCGCGAGAAAAGATTGAAACAATTGTACAGACTGCCTACTGCTAAACAATTGAAACAATTACAATATCTCGGGGAAGAGATTGAGTCTAAGAAAAACCTTGCTGGCGCGTATTCGTCCGACAAAAACATTGCTGTTGTGTCTGACCCGCGTACTGGCACGGCGTTCCACGAAGTCGGACACTTCGCATTGACGAAGATTTTGGCGGAAGGTGTTACACTTGAAAAATTAGGTTTATTGCCAAACGGTAGCCCGTTAAAGAACTTGTATGACTCTTTGCGCAAGACTATGGAACTTAACGGCGAATTGCCAACGGAGAGACAATTCCAAGAAACCCTGTTGGACCAAGCGAATAAATTTATTCTTAATGGCAAAGGCAGCACGCCTGAACTAACGGCTGCTTTGGCTGCTGTAAACAACCTAAACAATGCAAATACCGAACGTGTTAATGGCTCGTTATTGCACAATCGTTCTGACAGAGCAAATCTTTCACAGGGGCAAAAGGCGAACGTTGCAAAGGATGTAGAAAACATATTCTCCAATAACTCTTTGGCTGACTTGGTTGGAAAAGCGGACGCATTGGCTAGTATTGCAAACTTTGATGTCGCTATTGATTTTAGCGATGCAAAAGCCGCCGCTGAAAGAGTAGCCAATCAGGCATTGGAACTGTTGGATAATTCCGCAATTTCTAATAAAGATATGTTTAAAGCCGCTCTTGAAGCGGCCTACGAAGCAAACGATGTTTTGATGGTACATTCTATTGCGATGGATATTGCGAATACAGCAAAGAATCAGGCTATCACGCAGTTAGTGGACAGCGTTTCCAAAAATGAAAGAGTTCAAGATAAAGACTTCTTGGGGCAAATATCTGACAATGATGTATTTTATTGGAGTTGGGGTAAAGGCTCTACTTCCAAACGCCCCGTTAGCGCGTCTAAATTGCCTGCTAGGGCTGCAAAAACAATTAGACAGTATTATGATGCCTACAAAACAAAAGATACTATAACGGAAGTCAAAAACGCTGCTTATGGGCTTATTCAATCCATTGATAGCGCTGCACAGGCCGTGTCTCCCGAACTCGGTTCTTTGATTAACAAAGAGATGTACAAAGCAGTTAGCCGCACCTTGAAGGCGAGAGAGACTATTGGCGTCATTACAAATGCAATTGAAGAGAACGGAAAGAAATACAAACCCGGTGATGAAAAATACTTAACGCAATTAGAATACTGGCAAATTCACACTTTTCTTGGTAACGGCACAATCAACTGTTTTTCAATTGTCCGTGATGTACTTGAACGTAAATGCGGCAAGAAGGCAGCAGAAGCCTGGGATTGGTGCGTTAAAGAATTGCCGATAGTAAAAAAAGAACTGATTGCAAAAGGGCTTAATCCGAAACTGTTTGGTGTAGAAAATTATTTCCCGATGGTGGTGGAAGATTATGACGGACTCAATAAAGTTTATTTTGGTAACCCGAATAAAAGGTCTGCTATTACTAAATTAGTAGATAGAGCATACAAAGAAGCGACCACCGGTAAAGATGGGAAGCCTATTGAAATGACGGAAGAACAGGCTCGCAAATTAAAGGCCGATATCATTGATAACATTACTGGTCGTTATCAGCGCAATACGGATGACGCTAACAAGGTGTCTTCGTTACTGAAACGTCAAGTGTTTGAATATAATATTGATATGATGAAGTATTACAAGGACCCATTTGATACGTTAGCCGATTATTTTGAGTCTGCTTATCGTACCTCTATGATGCGTACTCTTATCGGTAAAATCCAATACGATGCAGACGGGAATCCTATTTATAGTGCCAGACAAAATCCTGTTGATGTGAATGAAGGCACTAACCTTGTTGGCCAATACTTGTTTGAATATCAAAACAACAACAAATTGAACGATGAGCAAGTTGAAGCCTTGAACCGCTTTGATAAAGCAATGGCCGCTCTTGCAAAAAGAAACAAAGACTTGGACCCGAATATCTTTAACACGATTAGACAGTTAAACTCGCTTACGATGTTAGGGTCTCCTATTAACGCGATTAACCAGTTCGGCGACTTGTACTTGGTTGCTACGGCATACGGGTTTTCTAATATGGTTGATGGCATATTTAAGGCAATAAGAGGTCAGGGCATTAATGTGCGTGATGTTAATGTGCAATCGTCTAACGAGGTGTATAGACCCGCTAATGAAGGCGCTATTAACAAAGCGACCAAGTGGGTGTATAAGCATACGTTCTTTGAACAGATTGACGTTATGGTAAAGAATGCCACATTGAATGCTGCCGCTTCTTGGTTCCAAGAAACGTTGAGCCAGCCCGGTACTACTGAATATAAGATGGCTATGCATTATTTGGATATGTGTTATCCGCCGTCTTCTTATATGCAAATTTCTCCGGAAATTGGCGAAGCAGGAATCCAACAAGCAAAGACTCAACGCGAAGGCGTACGCGAGCAAGTTATTAAAAACTTAAAAGCGGGTAATTTGAATGACCCCGATGTTAAGTTTATGTTGTGGTATATGCTCAGTAAAACGCAGCCGCAAACGGCTTTAAGTGTTCCGGCAAACTATAACGCTATGGGCCCTCTGGGTAAATTGTGCTATCAGTTTACGCCTGTTTCTACCCGCCAGTTAGAGTTTTTGGCTGACTACTATAAGACTCAATGGCAGATTGCTCCCAAACCTGAATTAGCCCTTAAAATTGGTAAGATGTTATTGTTTATGCTTGCTATTGGTGTTCCAAAGGAAGCACTTGCTGACATTTTAAGAGGCAGACAACCGGACTTTGGCAGAATTGCCGCATTTACTCCGTTGCAACCGCTTATGATTAATGAGTATTTGGTTGCTACTATTGAGAAAGAAGGTTTGTTTAGCGGATTAACGGAACTTGCCGGGCCGTCTTTCGGGGCGCTTGATAACGTGTCCAAAGACTTAATCAGAGCCGTTCAGTTAAAGTCTTATAAAGGACATACGTTTAAGAGCGTACCGATATTTGGCACTTTCGCCTACAACTGGATGTTTGGAGGCGCAGACTATACAAAGAAAATGAAGAATGGATTGTTTGAAGATGCAAATAGTCTTGATGAAAGCGCAAAAGAAGCGTATGCTTACTTACGGAGTTTCTAATGACACAACCTATTACACACGATGCATACTTAGACTTATATATGACGGAGCCGGTTATCCAGTATATCTATACTGTTGAGGGACACCATAAGGGGGCCGAAATGGTCCCCGACTCCAACGGTAAAACCAAAACAGAAACTACTTATTATGGTATTACCAAACATTCGTTGGGTGATGTGCAAAAGGCCTATGCTGACGAAATCCCTGAGTCTATCAAAAAGGCTACTGTTAAAACATTAACCGAAGAGCAGGCGAAAGAGGTTGCATACTATAATGCACGTTTCCTGTCTGAACGTATATCCAGTTATATGAAAAAGAATCCGGATGCGTTTATGAATTTAGATGTACAGGACCGTGCTGCTCTTTTATCTGTCTTCTGGGCTACTGGTACCACTAATCTAAAAAAATCGTATGACGAGGATTCCAAGGGCTCTATCTTGCGTGTTATTGAAAACAATGGCAGCAAACAAGATATTATCCGTGCGCTGTTATCAAAAGAAGATGGCACCCCGATGGCAGACCCAAAAGATGATGGTAAAAATGGCGTTAGAAATCGTTATTATGGCGCTGTTAAATATATGTATGATGAAGACGCCGGATTAAGCGATAGAAAGACGCTGGACGAAGCGCGTAAACGCTGGGCGAAATACAAAACAACCACCAATATCTTGCGTTGCAACGATGAATACGGACAATGGAAGCGCAGACAAAATGAAAATGATGCAACGTATATGAATGCTTGTGTGGCTAATTTGAATACAGGTAAAAAAGAAAATGCATCAGAACCGCAAACAAAACCGGTTGAAAATGAGCCAGCAGATAATATCAGTTTGTTTACAAAGTTTACAAATGCTATGAAAAATTTATTTACTAATACTAACGGAGACGAAAATGGCGGAAACGAAAACAACGATTTGCAATAGAGCGTTATCTTTAATCGGCGAAGACCCGATTAATAGTATTGACGATAATTCCGATAAAGCAGCCAGAGTCTGCAAAATGCACTTTGATAATACTTTTCGCAAAGTGTTGGAAGAAGGGCAATGGCCGGAGTTCTCTTGTGAAGAGCCTCTTGAAAAGATTGAATACCCGTATTATTCCGAGCAACAGAAATATGTGTATAAAATCCCTGAGAAATGCGTTAAGATTATTCGCATCTATAAGAATTACAACCGTAAACATATGCCTACTCCGGAAGATTGGGATTTCAGATATATCCCCACTTTGAAAGGGAAATATATTATTTGTAATGCAGATAATACTGCCGAAAATCCCGACTTTACTATTACGGATGACACCACCGCACAAGAAGTCTTGGACTCCAAACAGAACCAATTAGTATGTGAGTTTGTGCGCTTGATTGAAGATTTCTCGTTCGTCTCTGCAAAGTTTATTGAAGCCTTGTCTGCGGCCCTAGCCGCTAGTATCTGTATGGATATTACTAAGAACGAACAACGTTTTCAAATGATGCAACAATTATATTTACAACTGAAAGAAGATGCTTTGATGTCTAAATTAAACGAAGAGGGCGAGGATAAAATGTGCTGGGAAGACCCGCTTACCGCCAGCAGAGGAGTCTAACTATGATTGAAAATCAGACCACAAAGATTATTTATTCTGCTGATGGCACCAACAAAGTATGGGATATCCCTTTTGCGTTTATTGATAATACAGATATTGTACTGAGCGTAAAATTGCCAACAGATGCAGATTTTACCAAAATAACTGAAAATTACTTGGTAAACAAGAACTCCGCTACCGTTACATATCCTGTTAGCGGAAATGCTGTTGTAGAGGGTTCTAGCGTGCTTATTGAGCGCAATACACCCGTAACTCAATTGGAAAGTTCTGCCGTACTGCATTTTACGTCTGCTGATATGGAACGTGGACTTGATAAGATTACTATGGTCGCTCAGGAAATCAAAAACAAAACAGATGGTTATGCGGATGATATTAAAACCCTTCGCAATGATGTGGATGATTTGGGAGACCAAGTGCAAGGCATTGAAGCCAAAATTCCACAAGATGCTACTAGCGCAAACCAATTAGTAGATAAAGCATCTATGGCTGAGGCTATTTCTACTGGCCTTGCTACGAAGCAAGATATACTTACTGCTGGGGCTAATATCACAATCCAAGACAACGTAATTAGCGCTACTGGAACAGGTGGCGGAACAGGTGGCGGAACAGGTGGCGGGAGCGGTTTAACTGGGGTTGTCGTGATGTACGGTACCGAACTTTCCCTAGCCGCCCGTTCTTCCTCCGTGCGTGTTAATATCGGTACTAGAACCTATAAATTTATTACGCTTGAATTAATTAGCGCAGATGGCTATACTTGCACTCCACTACATAGTTCTGTTGGATATGGCAATAGAAGTGGTAACTTCGCCACTATCAAAGTAGAGTTGAATGCTGCTGAATTTTCTGATAATCTTATTATCAGAAACGGTGGCGATACGTTTAGTTATAAAGTTATATTGTGGTATTAAGAGGCTAAAATGATTGAAACTACGATTACTAAAATACAATATGATGCAGATGGCGTGCAGCGCAGATGGAGCATTCCGTTTCCGTATGCGGATGTAAAACATATTTCTATCTATACAAAAGTAGGCGAAGAGCCGACCGTTAAGGTTGTTGATAATTACGAAATTGATGAAGATGATGAAGTAGTTATCTATCCGACAGAAGCCTCCGAAATGGAGCCTCTGGCAGCAGGTACTAAAATTACGATTGCGAGAGAAACTCCCGAAACGCAGTTAGAGGATTCCAGCCAAATTCATTTTACTTCGCAAGATGTTGAACGCGGATTAGATAAACTCACTATGATAACCCAAGAGTTATCCACCACTTCTGGCGAAACAATGGAAGTATCTGCCGCTGCTTTTGAAGCCGCAGAAGAAGCCGTTAATACTGCAAATGAGGCTAATACTACTGCTAATGAAGCGAAAACACTTGCTGAACAGGCTGTTAGCACCGCTAACGATGCAAACACTACGGCAAACGCCGCTAATACAAAAGCAGATAATGCCGTAAAAACTGCAAACGATTCTGATGAAAAAAGCACAGCCGCTGTATCTACTGCCAACGCTGCTAAAACGATTGCTGATGAGGCAAATAGCACGGCTAATGAGGCTAATACAACGGCAACGGAAGCGAAAGCAATTGCGCAAGAAGCGAATACTACTGCAAATAATGCAGATAAAACTGCAACTGATGCAGATAAAAAGGCTGACAATGCTGTTACTGTTGCGAATGCTGCCAAGGATATTGCCGAAGGCATTGATGCAAAAGCAACAGAAGCATTGGAAAAATCTGGTAATGCTGTTAATACGGCAAACAGCGCCAAGGAAACGGCTGATGGTATTGATGCAAAGGCAACACAGGCTCTTACTGACTCTGCTGATGCCCTTTCCAAGGCCACGGAAGCGAAGAATACTGCCGACTCTTATCAAGGCCAAATTACCACTCTTCGTAACGATGTGGATGACCTTGGCGACCAAGTATCTGTGATTGAAGGCAAAATTCCGCAAGCCGCTAGCGACAGTAACCAATTGGCTGATAAGGCGTTTGTAAATGCTGGGTTAAAAACCAAACAAGATACTTTTACTGTCGGCGACGGGTTGCAATTAACTAACAAAGTATTATCTCTAAAAGCGAAAGAATTGGCGAGTGGAACGGATTTAAATACAATTACTACCGAAGGGCGGTATTTCGCGGGGGGCTCTAATAACTGTTTGAACAAGCCTGCAAAAGTAGATGCTTTCGGTTTGGTTGTTATTCGTACGGCTTCTGGCTATTACCAACAGACCTGCTTGCCGTCTAATGTTTTACAGAACAAGGTTTTTGTCCGCACTAGTGCGAACGGCACTTGGTCTTCTTGGGTAGAAATTGGTTCTGGCGGTACAGAGTCTGACGGTATTAAGGGCGACTATTGTACGTCCTATGGCATTTTAGAAGCCCCTAATGGTATTCTAACGAACCCTAGCGGTATGCAAGTAACGCTGAAACAAGGCGTTGTAATGCAACTTGCTGGACAAGATATTAAGACCACCGTGTCTGGCGATATGACGCAGACACTAACCTCTACGGCTGATTGCGATTTGTTTTATGTTAGCAGTACCACCTCTCTAATGGAAGTAGCACAAATCGTATGGAGCAAGAACGAACCCGATAACGGACAAACTGGCGTATTGGCTTGGTGGAACCCTGATAACAAGAAGTGG